TCCATCGAACAGGCCGCCCACAATGTCTCCCTCAGTGATGGTCTCCGAGTCCAGAAATGTCATCGCCTGCAGGTTGTCCACCGCGAGCTTGCGGGTCTGCGACAGGGCGCTCGGGAGCACCCCCGTCGCCGCGAGGTATGTGTCACCGTCGATGACCAGATCAACATCATGGCTGGTGAAGAAAAACTCCTGGCTGTCCTGCCTCTCGATCCGCCAGCATGTCACCAGCGTAGACACTTCGCCCGCTAAGTGGGCCTTCAGATCGTCGCCGACAGTCCGGCTCACAGCATGATCTCCACGATGGGCACGTTGGCGGACTTGGCCAGGTATGTCTCCAGGGTCACCGGTAGGTAGTCCGTGTCGAATCGCACCGGAATGTCGAAATCGAATGTCGCTGTAATGACCTCGCCAGAAGACGGCGGCGCGATGCTGCCTATTGTCACCAGCCCTGTCGCGTGATCTACTGACCACGGCGTCACGGAATCATCGGGGTCGACCTCCTGACCGTCGATGAATATGTGGACGTTTCCGGACACGGGCTTTGATATCTTCCGCGTGAACGTTCCGCCGGCGTCGGTATAACTGCAAACGAGCTGGAATTCAGTTGTCGATCCATCCCCTAAACCAATCTCGCTATCATCCACTTGACAATCGTTATGGTTCTTGAAACGGAATCCATATGCACGACCGCGCCGAGCATAGAAAAACCGAATCAATGCATCGAGTTGTTCCTGGGCTTTCACACCATAGGCGACATTCCAGCGCTCGCGGGCGTAGGACCAGTTGATGTTGCGTTGTTCCCGCCCGGAACCGAGTTCAACCACCTCCGTGCTGAACTCTGGACCACCAGACGATCCATAACTGATGTCCGTCGGAAATCTCACATCGTGAAAAAACGCCATACTATAGGTCCCTTCTGGCCCGTGACAAGGCACTCACGGCTTGGACTATGATCTGCGATTGTGACGCCCTGAACGACGGGAGGTCGGGCGTCTGAATGTTGAAAACCACGGTCGTGCTTCCATCTCCCCCTCCCGCACGCAAGGATTCCAGGAATTTTCCGCTGCCCATTCTTCCGAGCGGGATTATCGCTTCGGGTCCGGCTTCGCCGACGAGTGCCAATGTCGGTCTAATCACAATTCCGCCAGCCGCCTTCGGCGTCGGTGGTCCAAGGATATCGCCGTAACCTGCCCCGGTCTGCGTGGTAGTCGTCAGGCCCAGCGTCGACATGAGATCGCTCGACAACTTCCGAGAGAGATCAGCGAGGAACACATCAGTGATGGCGGTGATATAATCGTAGAACGAATCAAACTCGCCCCTCATCATCCTGAAAAACGACTCCTCGAATACTTGTGCGAGATCAGTGGATAGACTTTCCGCCCAGGCACGTAATCCGTCACCACTCGTAATTAGCATGTGCCGAGTCTCGGCCTCAAGGTCCGCCGTCTCTTTGGCTACGGTCGCATTTACGAGCTCCGGCGCCACGCCTAGCTCTCGCAACGACTCGGCTTCGGCATATATTTGCTTCAGGCGACGCTCATGATATTCCGACCAATATCCTGCCATCTGGTCCTTAGTCAATCGCGTCTGGGACATTAGCTCTTCGAGCATACTCAACTCGGCGCGCAGAGACTCCTCGGCATTTCCGGGAAACATGAACTGCGTCGGAGATTTCCCTTTCAGGGGGTCTTCCGGCAACATCCCTAATTCCTCACGTGTCCGGGCTCGGACGATATCGGATTGCCCAGCCAGAGCATCCCCTAATATCCTGTTTGATGTAGCAACATCATCAGCGGCCTGTTGAAGAACTTTCTGCCTTTCTTCACTCAGGAGTTTTGCGACTTCAGCCGTTTCCTTCGCAATGGTATGGTAAATCTCTTGTGCACGTTTCTCGGTTTCGGCTGCGGACTTTTCCATATCCTCTCGATCTGCCTCGGTGCCCATCGGTCCCGCCGGACTGATCCCCATGAGGAGTCGGCGCGAATCCCATATATCCCTCACTCGTTCCAGAACATCGAGGGCATCGCTCCATGCCTCTCCAAGTTCGTCAGCTTTCTCAATGGCATTGTTGAGTGCGTTTTGATCTAGCCAGGTCCACCCGCTGCCCAAGTCATTTTGTTTCTGCTCAAGCTTCGTTATCCATGCGAGTTTGTCATTATATTCACCCCAGAGTTTATTGACTTTTAGGAGTTGTTCCTCCTGCTCCGTACCACCGAAAAACGTCACACGGAATTCCTTGATCGTGTTAGCGACATCGCGGAAGTTGATGAGTTCTAAAACCAGCGCCCCGACGCTCTCCTTGAGTTCATCGATCTGTTCCTTCATGGCGGCGTACGCACTATACTGAGTCGTCGCCGCATCCTTCGCGGCTCCGCCGAACTGGTCACGGAGTTGCCGCATAGCATCGGCGAACTGCGTGGCGCTGTCCTTGCTTTGGACTATTTTAATCCCGAATCTAGCCAATCCCCGGGTGACTCCCATGGCCGCCCGGCCGAGAGTGTCCATCACGTCGGCAAGTTCCTGGCCCCTATCCGCGGCAATGTCTGCTGCGAGCGTCACAAGTTCTCGCGTTTGCTCCCAACCCAGACCGAAGTTGATCCCGATCTGAGTAGCGCGCATAACCTCTTCGTCGGCGATCCCCAGTGATTCTTGCAGTGACGTCGCGAACTCGCGCATCGGCGCTTGCATTGCCGCCCAAACACCGCCGTGGCGTTTGACCGCCGATGATAGGGACACGATTGCCCGCTCCGATTCCATGGCCGCAACCGCACAGTCCTTCAAGACCATCCCGATGGATGCCAGTGACAATGCTCCCGCCGCCATCGCTGCGAACGATCCAACGAACCCAGACGCCAACGTTGTGACGTTAGACTTGGCCGTGGTTGCAGCTTTATCGAATTGGGAGGTGTCAAGTCCCAAATGGGCGACTAGGGTACCTATATCAGCCATGACGATGCCTCCGCTGTTCTTTTTTTGTTACGCCGACAAGCTGCTTGAATGTTTCCACCATCTCATGTCCCGTCTGTCTGCGCGTCGGTCCGGGGAATTCGTGTTCGCGCGGCATGAAATCTGTCTCGTTAAATACCCTGCTGTTCTTGCCCCTGTTCACATTAGCGATCGTCGCGGCCACGATTCCGGCCCTCCGCCATGCCGGGCGTTCGCCCCATGGTTCGATTCTATGATATGCCATCCATTCTGAAATCTGTCTGCTGGTCAAGACTGCCAACATGTAGTCCGGATGTGCAAACCCGAGCGCCAGAGCCAGACGAAAATAGAAGCGGCGCTCGGGCCGCCGAATCAGTTTCCCCTCAGTTTCTCCATGTCACCCCTCGACATTCGTGACAGCCGTAAGCATACCTCAAACACACGGTCAAGCGCCGTGGCCGATTTCCGCCCCAAGGCCTCGACGTCTTCGAATGTGAACACCCTCTTACCATCGATATCCACAATCGATAAAGCGGCGTACTTCGCCCTGAGTCCGACCAGATCGCGCCTGTCGCCGTCGCCGACGACCGACGCCTCAAGTTGATCGCGCTCCGTTCCCGTCAAGGTGCGGACCACGACCGACCCGCCCCATTCCGGTACATCGACCGTCTCCGTTGTCATGTCATCGGCGGCCAAGATTTGCTCTTTGGTTAAGAGTACTCTTTCATTCATGATGATTCCCCCCGTCAACTCGATACGACCAATGCGCCCGTGACCTTTAGTGTTGCAACGCAGGTGACCTTATCCGCAGTCGGGACCGATAAAGGTAAATCCGTCACCCAAGCGGCGAATTCGATGGTAGTCTGAGCGCCGTCGCCGAAGATGATCTGATAATTGTGTGATATATCATCCTCGTAATCGGCGAGCATGGCCAGATACCCGTCGTGAGTGAAATTCATATTGAGCACGACATTTCCACCGTCTCGGAACCCGGCGATGTATTCCCTATACCCGCCCGTCGAATCGAGACTGGTGACGTCGATCGTCTCGCGGGTCATTCCCGGTCCCTCAATAGAGTTGATCTCAGCGATGGCGGTGAACTGCTCAGCCGAAGCGCCATCCCCCCGCATGAACTGTGTGCCGACTCCGGCAATTGCATTTGATGACATAGCATCTTCCTCCTCTTAAATTACGTTGTTCCCGTCCTGTGGATTCTGAGATTTAGGGTGAACTGTGGGCGGTGCGATTCATCGTATCCGATGAAAATCACATCCGTCTCTATCCAAATGGCAATGTATCTGGCGCCATTCAATTCCTCGTTGTGCATTCCATTCAATAGGTCCCGGATCGTCTGCGCGAGGATATGCGCATCCCGATATCTACCTCTGGCACCACGGACCTTCACTTGAACCGTCGGCCGTTCATAGACGTAGTCCGGCTCGGCTGGTTCCCCACCCGTATCATAAATGGCTACGCAGGCATCCGGCGATATCGGCATTTCGCTCACAAACAGGTCTGTCGCGAATGTAAGTCCCAATGATGACGCATCGTCCAGTATGTCCTTGATGTCCTCACTCGGTGGGTTCATGGTCCCTCACTTGATGGTGGCGTGTCTCCGCAGCGCTTCGAGAACCGCCCTTTCCTTGGCGACAAGGGCCATTGCGAGAAACCGTGC